TTTACCTAGAGAAGAATGTAAATATCAAGCGTTACCAATTGACTTTGTAAATAAATACGGAGCGTGGCAGCGGGAGTTTTTATTCAAGGCTTCAAATGATAGTTTTAATATGACTAATCAGGAGTTTAATCTTATGAACGCGTCAATCGTATCTTTTAAGGAATTTGAAGGACAAAAGAAAACTTTTAATGCAAACGGTAGGGATTCAATTAAATGTAATACGGGGTGGGTTGCTGAATCATTTAAAGATACAATCAAAGAAATAATGTTGAGTGAAAAGATAATACTTAACGATTTGCCTGTAACGATTAAAACTAAGCAAACTGAATTATTTAAGTCTATAAATACAAAAAATATAAATTATTCTTTAGAGTTCGATTATTCATTTGATACTATCATGTCTATTATATGAAAAGATTTGTACAGATATATATTGAGGGAGTTCCTGATAGTAACGATTACAGTAGGATTGAATTATTTGATGAGCAAGCTATTGACTTGTCTATGTCGGTGCAGAATATTGCTGATATATCAAAGACGTTCACAGATTTTACTAAGTCGTTTACCGTTCCTGCTTCACCAATAAATAACGCTATATTTAAACACTTTTACAATAGTGACGTAGATACAACTTTACAACATGGAGTTAAAAGAAACGCTTATATTGAAATTGAACAAACACCGTTTAGAAGTGGAAGGATTCAAATAGAGGATTCAAGCGTAGTGAACGGAAAAGTATCTAGTTATACGATTACATTCTATGGTAATTTAACGAGCTTAAAAGACATGTTTGGGGTCTTAAAATTAAAGGATTTAGACTATTCAGATTTTACAAGCCCGTTCACTGGTGATGAGGTTAAGGATAGGATTTCCTTAGATGCTACCGATTATGATATACGTTACCCTTTGATAAGTTCTAATAGATTATGGAGTTATGGAGATTCAACGGCAACTGATATAAACACAACTTCGGGACATATATTATATAATGAGCTATTTCCTGCAATAAAAGTAATACGAATATTTGATGCTATCGAGTCAATGTTTGGTGTTAACTTTAGCGGTATATTCTTAGGCAATAAGAAGTTTACAAATTGCTTTTTATATTGTAAGAATAAGGACGTAAATGATAGTTTTAATCAGTCACAAATAATGGATATTGCAACCGCTGGAACTTCTTATGCTTTCACTAATATAACACCTAATTTTACTACCAATATTATAAACATTCAATACCTAATGGTTTTTGGGTGGTATACTACGGGGTCATGGGATGTTAGAGTTAAAATGTTTAACGTTTCTAATTTATCAGCCAACTATTATTTTGATGTTTACGTAGATGGTTTATTAGTTCATACGGGGAGTGGTATAGGTACAGATGTAGAGTATTCAGTTTGGTCTTTTGATAATAACTCAAGTTTAGATAGTGATATTTACATACTTATTCGTGCTGATGTTGCTATTACTTTTGATTCGTATATAAAATTTCAAGCTGATTTAATTTACGAAGATGATAGTGCAGGTACGGGTTCGTCTATAATTACTCCTTACACTACTGCACAATATATTTACTGTTCTACGCAAACACTTTCGGCTAATACGGATATCAATAGCATAATGCCTGATATGACAATAGCGGATTTCTTTAGCGGTGTGTTAAAAGAGTTTAATTTAACGTGCTATGCTTTAGCCTTAGACACCTTTCAAATAGAACCTTTGGAGGATTGGTATAATAAAGGTAAAGTTCACGATATAACAACTTATACAACTACTGAAAGTATAATAATAGAGCGGATTAAATTATTCAAAACTATATCTTTTACGCACGCGGATTCTGAAAGCTTCTTAAATAAAAAATACTTTGAGTTAAACTCTTTGAAGTATGGAGATGTTAAAACGGCAACCACTTTTGATGGTGCAGACTTTGCTATAACAGTGCCTTTTGAAAATCTAATAATGCAGAAATTTACGGGTACAGATTTACAAGTTGGATATTGTTTAACAAAAGAACCTGATTATAAACCTTACATTCCTAAGCCTATTTTACTATATATGTATGATAAGCAGAATTGTAGTTTTAAATTCAACAACGGGGTTACTACATCTACTGTTTCAACTTATATGCCATTCGGTCAGGATATGAAATTGTCGGGAGTTAACTATTCTTTGAACTTTGGTAATGATAATTCTAGTTTATTATTAGAGCCTATTGAAAATTCACTTTACAAAGTATATTACGAACCTTACTTATTAAATTTATTCAACAACAAAAATAGGTTAACTAAGGTTAAATGTGTATTCCCTTTGTCATTAATTACTAAACTTAAATTAAATGACCGTTTAATAATACGAGATAAGCGTTACATAATTAACGAGATTAAAAGTGACATTACAAAGGGCATTGTTGACTTAGTATTGTTAAACGATTTTAGAAGTGTAAGAAGTAAAACGTGGAGCGGTGGTAAACCTTTTAAAACTGATTATTTGGGAGGGGATATTCATATAGGGGTATTAATGAAAGGCGGTACAAAAAGTTGTGTATTAAGTTCAACAACTGCTGGAGTTACATTCTCAATTGCTACAATATATGCTGATACCGAAGTTACTGTTACTATTCCTGCGGTTGCTGCTAATTATTTTAGTTTAATAGGTGAGGATAATAGTAAATTAATTGATGAAACACACGTAAACCTAAGGTCTGAATTAGGTGACAGTCAAGTAATATCAATCGACTTACTTTATACCAATGATGACGACACTACAGAAACATTATCCATTCCTATAATACAAACAAGATGATACAAAAAATAATAGAACTGCTAGCAATTGATGAATTTTACGGACAAAGTGAATTGATTGATATTGCAAAAGGTAAGTACAAGATACAGAATACAATAGTCGATAAGTATAAACAAAAGAAACGTATTAGAAATGGCAGAAAGTAAAGTTATTGACTTAGAAGTAAAAACTAATCTAGGAAGTCTTAAATCACAATTACGTGAAGCGCAAGCGGAGGTTGCTAAGATGTCGGAAAAGTTTGGAGCGGCTTCTGTTGAGGCTTCCAATGCTGCAAAGGCTGCTGGTATTCTTAAAGATAAAATTGGAGATGCTAAGGCATTAACTGATGCGTTCAATCCTGATGCAAAGTTTAAATCTGTAACGGCTTCGATTAGTGGTGTAGCGGGTGGATTTGCTGCATACGAGGGTGCTATGAATTTAGTAGGTGTTAAGTCTCAAGAGGTTGAAGCAGCATTGTTGAAAGTTCAAAGTGCTATGGCTATTTCTCAAGGTTTGCAATCTGTTGGGGAAAGTATAGACAGTTTTAAGCAATTAGGAGCCGTAATTAAATCTACTTCAGCTTTTCAAGGTATATACAACTTTATACAAACAGGAAGTTTTAAGGCTGCTAAAGATACTACTAACGCTGTAATAGAAGAAACGGTAGCTACTAAATTACAAGGTTCCGCAACGGTAGCAACGTCAACAGCTACAACAATTGCTACAGGAGCTTTAAAATTATTTAGAGCTGCATTAATAACTACGGGAATTGGGGCATTAGTTGCGGGGCTTGTTATGGCAGTTCAATATTTAGGGTCATTTATTGGAGGTAGTGAAGATAGTGAAGCAGCACAAAAGAAATTAGATGATGCACTAGCCGCTACAAATAAAACCTTAGAAAATCAAAAAAATGCTTATGAAAAGTTAGCAGCCGCTTCAAAGTTTGCAAATGATAAACAATTAATCAACGCTTTGAATGCGGGTGCAAGTGAAAAAGAATTAAACGCTATAAAATTAAAAGGAGCTCAAGATAATTTAGGTATTTTATTAAGGGAGTATGAAGCAAGTAAAGATTTTTTAAAGAAAACATACGATAATAGTAAAAGAACTCAAGCACAGCAAGACGCTGCGTTTAAGGCAAGAGATGAAGCAAGTAAAAGATATTCTGCTGAACTTATTAATGTAGAAATGTCTCAAGCTGAAGCTAAGAATGCAAGTATAAAGGCAGCACAAGCAAAACAGGACGAAGCTAATAAAAAGAATAGAGATGCTAATAAAGCTCACAATGACCAGAAAAAAGCAGATGATGCGAAACATCTTGCGGATTCAGCTAGGGCAGTAGAAGATAATAGAGTTGCTATGCATAATAGCGAGGTTGGATTCTTTGAAGCTACGATTGCATCTAATGACAAATTAAGTAAAAAAGCTTTTGAAGCACAAAAAGGATTATTACTAGAAAATAGTGAATTTGCGCTAGCTGATTTAAAAATAACTGAAGGACAAAAAGAAGCTATTAAAGCTAAGTATAATGCCGACGCTATACAGCTACAAAAAGACCATGACGAAGCCGTAAAAGAAGCCGCGCAAAAAGTAGATGAAGATATATATAAAAGTAAAAAAGGATTCTTAGAGGGTGCTATAAGTGACGATGCTAAAAACCTACAATTTAAAAAAGATTTATTACTAGTCGAAAGGGATTTTACATTATTAAATACTGAATTAACTGAAGGTGAAATTTTCGCTATTAAACAAAAGTACGCTAAGGATGTAGCTGATTTAGATAAAGCCGAAATTGTACAAAAACAAGAGGGACAAAAACAAAAGTTAGAAATGGCGGTTAGAGCGTTTAGTATATTACAAGACGCAACTACTTTGTTCACTGCTAAAAACGAGAAAGATGCACGTAATCAATTTAAAATAAACAAAGCTTTATCTTTAAGTTCTGCAATTGTTAACACGGCTTTAGGGGTTACAAGTGCTTTGAAGATGCCTATTGAACTATTCCCCGGGCAAAGATTTGTAGAGGCTGCTTTAGTAGGTGCTGCGGGTGGTGTTTCTATTGCTAAAATTGCAGGGACTCAATATGCTGCTACGGGTGGTGGTGGTTCAGGTGGTTCAGGTGGTGGTGGTGGTAGTGGTTCTACTCCTGCTGCTCCACAAAGCGCGCCCAACTTTAACTTAGTAGGTGCAACGGGATTAAATCAATTAGATATGTTAGGCAAACCAATTCAAGCATTTGTTGTTGGTGGGGAGGTTACAACATACCAAGAGTTAGAACGCAATAGGTTACGAAATGCAACTTTATAAATTATATAGATATGGAAAAGAGACAATGTATAGAAATGATTATTAATGATGAGATGTTGGATGGTGTGTTTGCTATTTCACTTGTTGATAAACCTGCAATAGAGGAAAACTTTATTAAACTTTCATCTGAAAAAATACAGTTAAAGGTAGTTGATGAAGAGCGCAGAATAGTTGTAGGTTTTGCTTTAGTTCCTGAAAAGAAAATATTAAGACGTGCTGAAGACGGGACCGAATATGATATAAAATTCAGTAAAGAAACGGTACAACTTACAGCAGAACTATTCATGAAAAACCAAAAAGGTAATGAATTTACTTTGGAGCATGAAGACAATACAGATGGAGTAAACATAATTGAAAGTTGGATAGTTGAAGACGCTAAAAACGACAAATCTAATATCTATAATTTAGGTGCTAAGGGTGGTGAGTGGTGTTTGATGTCTAAAATTGATAATCAAAAAGTATGGGATGAGATTAAGCTAGGAACTTATAACGGTTATTCTATTGAGGGTAAATTCTTTTCTAATAAAGAAGCTTTAAAAGAAGTTGAAGTTATTGATGAAGACTTAGAAGCGTTAAAGAAATTCCTAAAAACTTTGTAATATGGCTACGATATTAAATACGGCTTATAACGTACGAACTGACATACTAGAATCTGAAAGTAATATTTCAGTAGAGAATGGAACTTTGCACGTATATAACGACAAGCTAAAAGTACATTTACAAAATGAAATTAGAGAAATAGTAACTACTAATACTATTAAGAATGGCTCATTTTTAGACCTAACTACTCAAACAGTAACTTCGGGGGCGATTGCAGCGGTTAAGTTAGGAACTACAATCTTTTCAAATGGTGTAACTGTAAGTAATAATTCTCGAATAAATGTAGATTATGCAGGAATATACAATCTACAGTTTTCCATGCAATTAAAACGAACTACGGGAGGGGGTGCAAAACAAGCTAGTATTTGGATTAGAGTAAACGGTGTTGATGTTCCTAACTCTGCCACTCACGTAACCTTTCAATCTAGTTCTGATTACTTAGTGCCTGCATGGAATTTCTTTATAGATATGACAGCGGGGCAATATGTTGAGTTAATGTGGACTCAAGACGATGCAATAGTATTGACTTATGAAGCTGCTGACACTATCATTCCACACCCCGCCGTTCCAAGTGTAATATTAACAATGAATAAAATAAACTAATATGAAAACAGTAAAAGTAAGCCCAACGGGTGGTAAAAGAGGGTGTGCGTGTCCAGATGGAACGTACTCAAAAAAATGTTGTGATGGTTCGTTACAAGCGCAAGGTATTGGCTCACTAGAAAGTCAATCTACATCTACAATAGTAGTTAACAATTCAGGTACAACAACGACCACTCAAAGAGGGTGAAAAGGTTACAATAATAAATTAATAAAGTTTATAGTTATGAGAGATAACATTTTAAAAGACGTGTATGAAAATGACAAAATAGAGTTAAGTTCTATTGAGGTTAATTTGGCTTTTGAATTTAAAAAGTTTGAAGAAGTAGACAAAAAAATAGATTCAATTTATAAACCATTTTTAGATTCATATAATAAAGCTTATGCGCTTGAAAAAATTGCCAATGATTTAGGTAAAAAGGCTTCGTCTGATTTATTTAATTTAGCAAAAGATTTATCAAACCAAAAACAAATATTTGAAAAAAGAGTTATTGATTTAGGTATTGATGTAAGTAAACTTACACAACCAAAAGAATATGATAAACTAATTAAATCTGCGATTGATTATTCAGATTACGTAAAAAAAATAATAGAAAAATATAAATAAATAATACAACTATGAATGTAAGAGAAGCAATTAACACAATTAAAACTTACCTAAATATGGAGGTTAAATTAGCAAAAATGATGCTTGTAGACGGAGTTACCGTTTTAGAAGCAAATGAATTTGTAGTAGGTCAAGAGGTTTATATCGTTTCTGATGAAGAAAAAATTCCTTTACCAGTTGGAGAATACGAACTTGAAGACAATAGAATCTTAGTAGTTTCTGAAGATGGTATTATCGGAGAAATTAAAGATGCTGCTATGGAAGAAGAAGAAGCGGTTGAGCCTGAAGCTGAAACAGAAGTTGAAGCTACGGTTGAAACAGTAGAAGCTGCTCCTAAGAAAATTATTAAATCTGTAAGTGAAGAACATCATTTTGCTGAATTGGCAAAACTACAGTCAGAAATTGATGCACTTAAACTTGCTGCGGTTGAAGTAATAGAAACAGTTGAAGAGGTTGAACTAGCGAAAGCAATTGTTTATAACCCTGAAAACAGAAATGAAGTTAACTATGTTGACTTAACACCTAACGCGCCAAAGGGAATGCGTGATAGAATTTTAGAAGAAATATACAATAATAAATAAAAAAAAAGATGGCTACAACAGCAACAATTACGACTACATATGCTGGTCAAGATTCAAAAATGTGGGTAAAAGCTGCTCTATTGAGCGGTAACACATTATCAAATGGAGGTATGACTATCATGCCAAACATCGCGTACAAAACTACGCTTCACAAACTTGCAACTGATGGTCTTTTAAAAGATGCAACTTGCGACTTTACTGCAACGTCAACTGTAACTATTACAGAAAGACAATTAACGTTGGAGCCGTTTCAAGTTAATTTGCAACTTTGTAAAAAAGATTTTTTATCTTCATGGGGAAGCGAAGAAATGGGATTCTCTGCTCACAAAGTTATGGCTAAATCTTTCCAAGATTACCTATTAGCTTACGTAACAGAGAAAGTTGCCGCTTCAGTTGAAACTGCTATTTGGGTAGGTGCAAACGCTACTTCAGGTCAAATTGATGGTATTACTACTTTGTTAATTGCTGATGCTGCTTTACCTGCTGCAAATGAGGTTGCTGGAACTTCAGTTACTTCTGTAAACGTTATTGCTGAATTAGGTAAAATTGTAGATGCTATTCCTGCTGCATTGTACGGTAAAGAAGACTTAAAAATCTATGTTTCTCAAAACATTGCTAAGGCATACGTTAGAGCTTTAGGAGGTTTTGTTGCTGCTGGTGTTGGTGCAAATGGTACAGAAAACAAAGGTACACAATGGTACAACAACGGTGAGCTTTCTTTTGATGGTATTCCATTGTTTATTGCTAATGGACTTTCTAATAACGTGGCAATTGCTGCTCAAACTTCAAACTTGTTTTTCGGTTGCGGATTGCTTGCAGACACTAACCTTGTGAAAGTTTTGGATATGGCAGACTTAGATGGTTCTGATAATGTAAGATTGATTTTAAGAGCTTCTTACGCGGTTAATTATCATTCAGTTTCTGACATCGTAACTTACGGAATTACGAACTCCGCAAATTAATTAAATTAAATTATAAACTTAAAAGGGTGGTGCAATATACGCCACCCTTTTTTTAATACTTAAATATTATGGCTTGTGATATAGCAAACGGAAGAGCGGAAGCTTGCAAAGATTCAGTAAGTGGGCTACTTGCTGTGTATATAATTAATTACGGAATAACAGCTGCGGAGGTAACATATCATGCAACCAATACAGATTTGATTACTGCAATCTCTGGAGCAACTGTGTTATACAAATTTGAGTTAAAAGGTGAAAACTCTTTTGACCAAGATATTAAAACGGATAGAAATACGGGAACAACGTACTTTGAACAAAAATTAAACATCAAACTTAAAAAACAAGATGTAGCGACTACAAAGATGGTTAAGATTTTATCTTATGGACGTCCGCAAATAGTTGTTCACACACGTTCAAATCAATTCTTTTTGATGGGCTTAGAACAAGGTGCTGATGTGGTTTCAGGAACTATTGGTTCAGGCGCAAAGTTGGGTGATTTTGCAGGGTATTCTTTAAGCTTTATGGCTGAAGAGGAAGTACCGGCTAACTTCTTAGATTGTTCTACTGAAGGAACATTACTTAATGTATTCACTACAGGTTCTATTGTAACTTCATAGTAAATTAACAACTAATATTAAGAGCGTACATTTGATGTGCGCTTTTTTTTGGTTACAAAAGTAGTATAATTTAGTTTATAGATATGATACTATTAAATGAAGGTAGCGCAAATCAAACGATTAAATTTATTCCACGTTCGAATACTTATAATACTTTGATAGTTACCAATGAAAGTACGAATGTGAGTACAAATAAAACTATTATTTCAAGTTTAGTAGGTGACTATTATAACGAAATTGTAGCGGTTTTTAATCTTACTAAAGATACGTTTTACACACTTACTATAAAAAACAATAGTGATGTAGTATTTAAAGATAAGATTTTTATAAGCAATCAAAATAGCGAAACTTATTCACCTAATCAAAACGTATATACTAGCCACGTTTCTACAAATGACTTTATAATATATGAATAAAATAGAAAATAAACGACCTAATGTACACGTACTTAGTTTAGCTTCTTACGTTGCGCCAGAACTTACTGAAAGTAAAGATGGGGATTACGTGCAATATGGTGATAAAAATAGTTACTATAAATTTTTGATTGATAGATACACTAATTCTGCCACCAATAACGCGGTTATAAACGGAGTAAGTAGATTGATTTATGGTAAAGGTTTAACGGCCTTAGATGCCGCGAGTAAACCAAATGATTACGCTTCATTTATTACTATGTTTAAAAGTGAAGACGTACGAAAATTAGTTATTGATTTAAAGATGTTAGGTCAATGCGCTATGCAAGTTCTTTACTCTAAAGACCATAAAAAGGTTATTTCAGTACAACATATCAGCGTTCATCTTATATGCCCTGAAAAGTGCAATAAAGAGGGTAAAATTGCTAACTATTACTATTCTGATAATTGGGATAATGTAAAGGAGTACGCTCCGATGAAAGTTCCTGCGTTTAATACGTCTAATTCTGATACCGAAATACTATTTGTAAAACCTTACAGCGTAGGTATGA